GGAGGGGTCTCTTCAGCCCAAATTCTCCACATATCTCTCTTAATAATTGCGCTTTCGTTGCCGGTTGGGTTCTGTTGGTACTGCGCTTCCCATTTGGCGGCAGGAATCTCGGCCTTAATGGCCTCAAGCTCCTCTTTTTTCCAGAATCCGGGCCATAAAGGAGTGCCAGACGGCAAAATTGCAGGGAATTCAATAACTTCCCAGTCATCCACGCCGCCTTTTTCTGAGTTTTTCAGGATTTGCCCAGTCAAATCCCTCTTTGACCACCGGGTCATCACAATAATGATGGCTCCGCCGGGCTGTAAACGCTGGCGCGGGCCAGATGTATACCACTCATATACCCCATCAAACACTGCGGGGTTGTTTTGTCTGGCTTCCTGCTCAGAATGCGGGTCATCAATGATCAGGATATCCGCACCCTTACCGGTAACAGCACCGCCCACACCGATGGCAAAGTAATCGCCACCTTTGTCGGTGTTCCAACGCCCCGCCGCCTTTGAATCGCTGGACAGTTTTGTCTCAAACACTTTGGAATAATTCTCAGATTGAACAAGGTTCCTGACCTTGCGCCCAAAACCCACCGCCAATTCTGCGGTGTGCGCAGTCTGGATAATCTTTTTCTGCGGATATTTACCAAGAAACCAAGAAGGCAGCAGGTAAGAAGCAAACTCGGACTTGGTGTGCCGAGGCGGCATGTTGATGATCAGACGCTTTAGCGTCCCCGCCGCAACCCTCTCAAAAGCACTTGCCATGATTGAGTGGTGTTTTCCAGAAATAAACCCGGGCCACATCTGTGTGACGAAATATAGAAAACTCTCTTGGCATCTCTCAACCCTGTCCATCTCCAACAACTGGTAGACCTTAGCCCGATCCTCCGGAGGAAGACTGTTGGCAATCCCCAGATACTCAATGATCTCCGCCCGGGTAAGCAAACTCATAAGGCTGAGATCTCTTTGACCGACCGATCAACCAATTTGATTGAGTGGAACTTGTGGGGTTTTATAGAAACATAGCCGTCATCCTGCAACCTGTGGACGATACGGTGAATATTTGCCTTTGACTTCATCTTCAAACCCTTGGCAATCACTTCGTACGATGGCGCAATACCATGAATACGAATGTATGCTTTTATAAAATCAAGGACAAGTTGTCTGCGGGGAGTCATTTTCTGGATAAATGTTTAAACAAACCCAGTTTAAACGTAAACACGAACGTTCGCAAGTCCTTTGTGGAAAAAAATATACACCCCCGGGGTCATCCGCTTTGGACATTGACGGGGGGTGTTTGGGATGCGAACGTTCTCAGAGGTGTGGGAGAGGAAATTGTTAGAGTGGAATAGAGTGTAAGCGTGGGAGGGGGAGGTAAGCGGCACGTCTTGGGGGGTGGGGTACGGCGGGGTCGCGCCACGCTACGCATCGATGCCATTGCCCCGCACCGATGACCGTTGATGGGATGGGATTGTTTACACGTAACGTCACACACACTGATACACGTCACGCACTAGCCTTGCGCTCTCGCACTAGCTTGAGGTGTATTCCCAGTTCGCGTTTCAACTGCTCTGCTGTTACTGCTTCCGGCTTATCTGCATCTGCTTGTGTAAACAACCCTGCTGACTTACCCAACAGTTCGAGTGCCTTTAGTTTTGTGCCCTCTTGTTTTGCTTGTTTACTATGTGCAACCAGCTGTCTTAATACATACCGTTGCGTTGCCGCCCGATCCTCTGAGAGGTGCTCTGCTGTTTCCTCTAGTGCATCCTGCACCATGACTGCTATGCGTGGGTCTCTGCTTAGCTTGTATGCTGACGTGGTAATGCTTGCGTCTGTCCCTGCACTGTTCGGGTATGCGTCCTTGTACGCTTGTTTGTATGTTTTCCCTTGTATAAGCCCTTGGGCAAACAAGGCTTGCGACACTGTAAGAGGTCTTACCCTTTGGTGATTCTCACTTCCATGTGGTTTACCGTCTGCCCTTAGTAGAGGTGCGTCTGCGTGAGCGGCGAGCTGTTCCGCTACGCTGAGTTCTCCCAGCCCATCATCTTTATCATCCTGATAATAGTCATCATCCTGACTAGCAACCTCAAGTGCCTTCAAGTACTCTAATTTTGATATCTTTTCCATTTTCATAATCCTTGCCTTTGACCATGTACCTGTACAAATCAACATACTGACAGTTTAAACAGTATTGTTCGCATTGTCCACAGGTTGTTGTTCGCCCTGTGCATAACCACAAACTTATCCACAGGTTGTTACAAAACACTGGATGTGCATACAGCAAACTGTCCACAGGTTACACCCAGCTTTATCAACAGAACTATCAACATACAGTACAAGCATTCATTTCCATATACAACCGTCAATCAATAGGTTTCAAAACCACAAAAAGTTTTACGGGTTAACCCTAGGATTACTGTATATCCATACATGCCTCTAGGATTGATTTAAACACCCCTAGGATCGATTTTGCCCTCATCTGATACCTTGCCCTACCCCAAAATTTCAGGCGGCTCTAGACCCCTTTAAAGCCGTTTAAATGGCATGTTACCTTTTGTTTTCAACGCTCGCAAATGACTGTTGTTTTTGCCCCTGCTTTACATAGCATTCCCTTAGAAGTCGGCGCACATATATAAATGCAGTCAACCTGACCGCCCGACTAATAACCCCACAAGTCAGTCAGGATATATCAGTCCTGTTTGACTTTGTTGTTTAAACCTCAGAACATAAGGACTAGTAGATTTTTTTCACAAGGACTATCACATGACCAAGTCACTCAAATCAGTTATCGAAACCTTGCTCGCCCAAGGTTTCACCCCTGTTCAAGTTCGCGAAACCCTCGCGGCTGAATACTGGATCGACAGTTCTGTCGATCGTTTTTTGTCAACCATCTGAAAGGCTACCCATGACACACAATACCCGCGAGGATTGGTTAACTGACGCAACCGCTCAGCTTAGACCTATCTTTGACCTGATCGGCAGACCCCTGCCAAAACGCATCCGCGTTGCCACTGGTCACCCTCTTAACTTTAAACGCAACCGCCGCTTGGGTGATTGCCATGCCGCTGGTGACTCAGCAGACAAGTCAATTGAGATTTGCGTCTCGCCTACAGTCGCAAAGCCATTGGACGTGTTTACCGTCCTGCTGTCCCAGCTTTGCCGCGCCACTGCTGGTGCGCTGTCGTATGGCACTGCATATGCCGCTGTCGCCACTGAAATGGGACTTGTCCCTACCAATACAACAACCCTCGACGCATGGAAAACCTGCAAGGGCAATGATCAGTTTGCAACCCTGTACGGTGACATGATCGCCGGACTGGGCGACTACCCACATGCCGCGCTGGGTGTAGCAGACACACGCACACAAGGCACAAGGATGCTCAAAGCCTATTGCCCAACGTGCGCGGCTAACGATCCCACAAGCTACTACACCGTGCGCTTGACCAGCAAATGGGCGGCGATGGGACTCCCATCATGCCCAATTGACAACACCGTTTTCACCCTCGAACTCTGAAAGGCAAACCATGACTGAAAAAGAAATCACCCTCGCGATCCTCTCCCTTGGACAAGGGCGCATTGTCGGCGCGTTTAAAAAGCTACACCCAACCGACATTGTCCCCGCTGTTAACCCCAATGGTCATTGTGCCAAGGTGCTTGCACAAGGGGTTGCCAAAGGCTTTTTCACCTTGGACGATATCAAGTCCTCGCCTGTCCATGTCACCGCCACTGGTGCGCCATTTGACCCCGCCATGTTTGACGCTATCGGCGCGGTTGCCAACCGTGCTGAGACCATCGCGCTTGAGGCTAAGGGTGACATTAGCAACGTCATCGCCAAGACAAGGGATGCTCTGCTGGTTGCAGAAAACATGGCAAAACATACTAAGCAATCATTGCATGATTTCAGCGAAAAGCTACAGACCGAACGTGACCTTGCAATTAACGTCAACCCTGCGATTGTCGAGACCGCCGTCAGCAAGCTTATCGCCAAGGAATTTGATGCATTTAAACGTGTCGTGACTGATGCCAAGGCTGAGGAAATAATCGCAGACTTGACCGCCGTTCACGTGGTTGACCGCCGCTCTGCGCTGGACGTGTTCGGGTTCGATATCCGCGAACGCAACGGTGACCCTGTCATGGTTGAAATTTGGAATCACCCTGCCGCGCCGTCCATCGATCCACACTGGGTATGGTCAGAGAAAATTCTGCGAGCGATCCTGACCGTGCAGGGTTCGCATGACAACCTGTTTTTTGGCGGTCAAAAGGGTACAGGTAAGTCGCAGACTGCTGAGCAGTTTGCCGCATACACTGGACGTGCGTTTACACGTTTCCAGTTCACCAAGCACACGTCAGCATTCGACTTCATGGGTTCGGACGGCATGACCAAGGGTGATACCGTGTTCAAAAAGGGTGCAGTATTGGCGGGGCTAACCAGTCCCAGCACCGTGGTTTTGCTTGATGAAATCAGCATGACTGATGCCGGAGAGTTGGCGGTGCTGAACGGTTTCCTCGAACCCAACCCATGTATCAGCTATGGCGGTCAAGTACACCGCCGTGCCGCTGGGGTGCTGGTGTTCGGCGCGGATAACACGCTGACCAGTGGCGATGACTCAGGTCTGTATGGCGGCACTCGCCGTCTTAACACTGCAACCGCCGAACGGTTTGCGTCAGTTATCAAGTTCGAGCATATGTCCCCTGCGATGGAGATCGACATTGTGGTTCGCCGTACTGGTTGCCCCAAGGGGTTGGCTACCCACGTGGTCAAAGCTTTAAACACTTTCCGCGCCAAGGTTGAGTCGGGCGATATCGTTGACGCTCCATCGATCCGGCAGACCATGTACTTCATCAAAAACCTCAGACTGATGACCGTAGATGATGCATGGGCGGCGGCAATTGGTAATCGTCAACCCGCTGAGTCAGCGGTTGCAGTGCAAGCAATTAAGACCGCTTGCATCAGCGATGAGGTCATCAATAAGCACTTGACAACTTGAAAGTCCTTGTTTTAAAATTTCACTATTACTAGGAAAGGCAAACCATGAAAACACTCAAAGGCTGGGAATTTCGCAAGGGCATCGATGATGCCGCACGCAAGGTTGCGAGTACCCTCAAAATCAAAATCACCATCAATTGGCAAAAAGTCCCAACTGCTTGCGTGGACAGTCGCGGCAATATCACCTTGTGTGACGTTGCTGATGATGCGGTAATTAAGCAGACCACGTTTGCGCGGTACATGGGTTTTGTGATCCATGAGATGTTGCATCGCAAATACACTTCTTTTGGCATAAGCTTTAGCAACGATTACGTGCGTCAATTGACCAATGGGTTAGAGGATGCGCGGATCGAACACTTGGGTATCGCCGCTGGGTTGACTGGAAACATCTCAAAGGTGCTGGGTGACCTTGCAGACACTATCGCAACAGAATCCCTGTCCCATGTCTCTGATTGGTCAAACCCGCGTCAGTTCCCCTTTGTTTTGGCGATCTACTGTCGCAACCACGCAACCGTGGAAGTGCCTGTGATACCTCAGATCAAAGCCCTGTTCGCTGAGACGCGCACACGTTTAAACACTTGTGCCAATACCGCCGAGGTTGCAGACCTCGCCCAGTGGGTCTATGACCAGTTGGTCAAGCTTTCAGAGGACGAACCTAAAGACCTACCCGAACCTAAAGACGGCGAGGGTGAGTCCGGCGATGAATCGGGCGATGGCGATGCTGACGGCGATGAGTCCGGCGAGGGTGACGGCGATGGCGACAGCGATGCGGACGGCGACAGCGGCGGTAAGCCCATCACCCGCCCCGATCCATCGGACGTGGTATGCCCCGAACCAACAGCTAAGGCTGAAAAGGGTACAGGCGGCGGTGTTAGCTGGTCACCCAATGAGTCCATCAGACGCGACTGCTTGCACGTTGACGACAAGGCTAAGTGGGACTTGTCCCCTGTCGGCGGCGCGAAACTACGCTATGAAGTCAAACGTCTTTTTGAGAATTCCGGCATCGATGAATTTCAGTTCAACCGCCGCGCTGGTCGACTTAACACCCGCGCTTTGCACACGGTAGCGACAGGCAATGATCGCGTGTTTAAACGTCACCACGAGGAAGGCGGTGTTGACTCCGCCGTTGTCCTGATCATGGACTGCTCCGGATCGATGTTCGATGAACGCATGAGTTGCGCCGCGCCTGTCATGGCTACCCTGCTGGACACATTGGATCGTGCGGGTGTAGCAGTGTCCATCATTACATTCGGCACACACGTGTCTATGCTCAAGCCTTGGGGCATGACCAAGGCTAAGGCTATGCCCATGTTGGCGAGTCTTAAATCCGGCGCGGATAACTCCGACTCCCAAGCATTGCGCTATGCACACACGCTGTTACTGAACCGCCCCGAAC